TACTCCTAATTAAATCTAGCCAAATTTCATCAGTGTAATTTATCTTGGATACATTATGGTAATTCGTAATCCAAATATTACCAGTCACATTGAAAGCTTGTCCATCACTCACGCGATTTTGAGTCTTATTAGTGACTCTAAATAATGCTGTATTCCTAGCAACAATATTCTTAAATTGATTTATATCACTAATAGATTTTGATGACTCTGGGACATCCGCTGGTACTAATTCAATTGTTTTATTATACCAAACATTTTCTTGCTCATTCTTCTCATATACTGGAGTGCTACTATTTAAACTATCATTAGTATTACCTTGCATTCTAAGTTTAGATTTACTTAACTGTTTAACGAGAAGGGTCAAAGTGCTTAAAATGGCTACTATGGTAGCGCCTTTCTTCCAGTTAATGATATTTAGCGAACTCACTATCTTCTCAGTTGTTAAAGCCCAAATATATGTCCTTATTTTAGTTAAAATTATGGTTTTAACATGCGATGGCTTGAAACGATAAGCATTCATTAAGAAAAATGGTACTAAACTTACCAATGTAAATAAGTAAGCTAAAAAATCCAAACTACGTTGGTGTGTAATATGCTGCACATTAGATTGCAATTCAAGACAATTGCACCTGGATACTACATTAAAACACTCCTTACAGACCTTTGTTTCACGAATAATATCCAGTGAATGGCTAATTTTTGTTTGAGTCTCTTGGTGTTCTTTTGCCATCTTACCATACCAACACAAAAAATCATATATATCATCAAAAAATTCAACCTCTACTAAGGTAGCTTGACTATGATCATTTGCATTCGCTTCAACCTTTTTAATAAGTATTTTCCATAAATTTGGATACTCACCTTCAACAGTTTGAGGAATTTTCTTTGGATCTAACATTTCGCTCGAATCATCACGAGCATATTCTTTTTTCGGACGTATATTAATGACATAAGGAAATCGTCTCTGAACAGCCAAAGGACAACTAAAATAATGAACAGCATTAAGATCCTCTGAATTTGTGGTCGCCAAAACCAATTTACATCTTACTGGAGTTCTGCCTTTATCTTGTAATTCAGCCTGTGCCGGTATAAATGGAATATTATTTATAGTTTGAATAATTTCCATAACGGACGGGTCACCATTGGTAGCAATATCTGGTCTCATATAGGCTGCATCATCAAAAAGAATACACCAATGAGATGTGCGAAAATTCGACCAGTACTGATCTATACCATTACGAGCGTATCGAAAAGATGGGTCCGTATTCAAATTAAAAAGATTACCAAAATATCCAAACAAAATTTCAACAAATGTTGATTTTCCAACTGAAGAACTTCCATGTATTAATACAGAAAATGGACTTTGGCGTGATTTCATTGCGGCATTTCTCGTTAATTCATCAGCCCGAATTTTCTTCAAATCTAATACAATTTTCTGCAATGCAACTTTACGTCTAGCATCACCTCTAAAATTTTTAAGGTTACTCTCACCAATTTCAATATTAACGTCCAAATCTGATAGATATTGATAGATGTCAATATCATGGGCCTCCGGATTTGTTAAATAAACGCTGTTCATTATAAGTTCAGATGATTTTTTAAACCACTTATCATCTACATAATGTTCATTAAAAAGGGCATTTATATCCCCTGAATCATACCAACGTTTTATTGCTTTAAATACATCTCTAACTGATCTGATAATGGCATAAAGTGGATCAAATTTATCCTCCTCAAATAGTAAACATCGGATCCCTCGCATCAGTATTTCAAGTATAGAACTATCATTCAAATTAATATTTAATTTCTTAAGAGAATCCTTTAAAATTACAAATGAAACTAGACTAAATGCTTTTTTGAAAAAATCTGATTTCAAGAAAGATAAAATATCATTGTATATCTCACCACCTTGTAATTGAATACCACCGAAATGATCCAAAAATATTTTAACAAAATCTATAGTTTTAAATCCCCTATATTTGAAGAATCTAGCCAAAGCTTTTGGCAATGTGTAAACTTTAGAATCCTCATACAAAAACATCACATCCTCTAACAAACCTAGGATATAATCACGATCTAATTTCAATTTAGGTATATTAAATTCATTAACTAAAATTTGTAATATAGAATCTAAATCACAATTCATAAAACTATTATAGGCATTATAACCATACGCGTTATTTTGAAA